AAATTGAATAATGCGCTCAAAGTTATTTATAACCTTTTGGGTAGCATCAATAATAAAGTTTAATGCTGCTTCTAATTCTTTAAGTTTTTGAACTAAAACAAATTCGATAACTGGTGCTAAGTAGGTCTTAATAAAGAACCATACTCGGTCTAAAATGGCACCTAATTCATTAAAAGAAGTTTGATTATCTCTAACCTTTAAGGACAAATTTTGAAGGGTAGTTACAACCTGCTCAATAACTGGAACTAAGATATTGCGATAAACTGGGATAAGTTCCTCAAAGATAAACTTGCCTAGTGCTACAAATATCGGCAAGACATTTACCTTAATAAAGTTCCATAATTTTTCAAAGGCAGGTCCAACATTTTTATTAAAACTATCAGACAATTTTTCTAAAACAGGAATAACATTATTATTTATTAAACTAAAAAACTCAGTTACAACTGGAAGTAAAGCATTACCAACCGAAGCCTTAACATTCTCAAACTCAGCAGCCAAGATTCTTTGTTGGTTTGCCAAGCCTTCAGAAGTTCTAGCAAAGTCACCCTGCGCAGCACCAGTCTGTTCATAAATAACTTTTTGAGCAGCTAAAACCTTTTGTTGTGGTGTTAAGGCTTGATTGGTTGTACTAATAATTCCTAGTTCTAATGCTGCTTGCTTTAGGGTAGCATCATTAAGTAAAACACCATAATTTCTTAATGGTTCTGCTTCGCCTCGTAATGCTGCACCAATAGCGGTAATTGCTTGTTCGGGTGTTGTATTATTAAACGATGCTAAATCTGATGCTAAACCAGTAAAATCAGTTGAAAATTTAACTAAATCGTCACCAGCAAGACCTGCTGCTTTTCCAAAAGTTGCAAAAGTAGCAGCAGCATCTAACGCTTGTTGTTTGCTTTGCCCAAAGTTTTTGGCAGCAGAATCAGCAAACTTATTAACTTCAGCAGCACTTTTGCCAAACAAGACATTAACTTTTGATATTGTCTCAGATAAATTACTAGCAGCCTTTACAGCATCAACACCAAACTTAATAGCAAAAGCACCAACAGCAGCTCCAGCAGCTGCAATTGCAACTTTGAATTTATCAAACGCTGCGCCCATTTTGCCACCAGCATTGTTGGCTTCACTTTGCGCTTTATTTAAGCCAGCAACTAAATCCTTTGTCTCAGCAAGGATATTAAGTTTAAGTGTTCTTGATGCAGACATTAAGCAAACTTCCTAAGTATTTCGGAGAAGGCTTGTTCCCATTTCTTAACAATTTCAGGCTGTAATTTCTTAAGCGTAGGATAAATAAAATATCCTTCACGCCTACGATTTGGAAACTGTGGAAACCTAGTTGAGCCAAACTCTAAGCCATAAACCATATCAAGCGTATTTGCACCACCACTAAATAACTTTTGATTTTTGAAACCATAAGCAAACTCACCGATTTTGCTAGACTTACTTACTTTGACATTGTCAGCAACACGGCTTGATGCAACATAACGTGAACCAACTGCATAATCTTTGATCTTGCCAGCAAGATAATCTGCTAACTCAAACCCAACCTTTTTAGATTGAGCAACTGCTTCATCGTCCATAGCCTTAAAAGACCGAAGGATTATGCGTAAGTCTTGCTTATCGTATCCTGACTCAATTGCCATTTCGTTCCTTCAGTATCTCTATTGCTGTAAGAATGTCCTCTGCGTTATCCCAATACTGCATCGGTATCTGTGTTGCGATAGCCAGTTCGACAATTAGTCGTCCGAGGCTACCGCTTGCGTGGGGTTTGCTGAAGCATCGTCCACCTCAATATCAGCGACACCATCTGCCCAAGCATCTAATGGCTTAATTGGCTTTTCACTTGTTCGCTTTAGTGAAGTCCAGGCTAGGAATAACAAGTCGCTTATTCCCAGTTCAGCATTAGTCATCTTTTGCTTGGTTTCGATTTCCCACCTGCGCCAGTCACTAGCTTGAACTGTTACAGGTTGAGTCTCATTGTTGCTGTAAGTGATATTTAGTTTTAGTTTCATTGTTGCTCCCGATTGTTAGTTGTTATGCGTTACCTGTTAGGGTTTCAGTTACGATTCCCTTAACTACTTTAAAGCTAAAGGAAACTGTCTGCATATCAGTTCCAGAACCACCAGCTGTTGGAAAATCAGGATAAATTTGAAACTCGAACGTGTGTCCAGTAACAGCAGTCATAATTACCGTGATTGGTGTATCGGGTGACGATTCAGCAGAAGCCCATATTGCTTCACATACTGAGCTAGTTTGACCCCAGTCTGCTAACATCTCTAAATCGAATGTCGCTTCAACATTGGTGGTCTTGTATTTTTCGCCATCAATCGTCTGAATAATTTGTCGGTCATTTGTCTTTGTTAAGACTGCGCTGGTTGTCTGCTCATCAACATTAGTTGTTCCCCAACCTGTGATATTTAAAGCGACATTTCTACCTGTAATTACATAAGTTGCCATTATTGTCCTGTCTTAACTAAAGGTCTCTACTACTTCACCGCGAGCAACTTTGAAGCTGTAAGTGACTGTCTGTGCGTCCATTCCAGCACCACCTACTGTTGGATACTCGGGCAAAATAGGGAATACGAACTGTGCGCCTGTGGCAGTAGTCATTGTTATAGAGATTTCCTGTTCAGGCGATTCTGCTGCGACCCATAAGGCTTCGCATACGCTGTTTGCTTTGCCCCAGTCGGCAAGCATTTCTAAATCAAAAGTTCCCTCAACATTTGTGGTCTTAACTGCTTCGCCATCAAGTGTTTGGTAAACCTGTCGGTCATTTGTCTTGGTAAGAACTGCTGAAGTTGCCTGGGCATCAATATCAGTTCCACCAGCGAAAGAGAGATTTACATCTCTGCCTGTGATTACGTAAGTAGCCACTTATCCTCAATTCGTGTAGAAGGTAGAAACATTAAAATCGGCGACTAGCAGTTCACTAGCACCTACCTGCGTTACCGATGGCTTTTCCAAGACACCGACAACATAATTTGCGGGCAAAGCCCCCAAAACCTGTATCCATAATCGCTCTAAGTTATCAAGAGCTGCTGCGTTACTATGATAGGCAACGCATAAAGTCAAAGTAAAGTTTAATTGCGTGCGAATGGTTGCCTTGCTGATTGTTTGTATTTCAGCATATGGTGAATTAGGCACAACCACTACTGCTGGTGGAATAACCGACTCAGGCACGTGATCATAAACATTGGCTGTAACACTAGCCAAAGCAGTTTTAAGGGCAGTTCTAGTATCGACTATTGGCATATTGCAGCCTCATCAAGATATGGCGCGAGCAGTCCTGATACTCGGCTCAGAAGTGACTTGCCCATTCGATATGGTGTCGGGGCAAAATCCACACCTTCTATCTGTCCACCAGCAGCAGTTCTGCTTTGGAATATCTCAGTTGAGACAACATAAATTGCTGACTGAATTGCCTGGTTGCCAACATAAGTAGAAGCACCAGTTAGGGTTGCTGTGCCACTTGGGATTACCTGGCGTTCTTTAATATCAGCATTTGTAATGGCAGCTGTAAAATAACCATCACCAATTGTTGTTATTGTGCGCGTGCCATTGTAAGGTGAACCGCACCCAGCAATAACTACTGACTGGTCAACATTAAAAGTCGTCTCACCTAAGTAATAAAAATAAGCGACATTTGATTCAAGTTTAAGACTCCCGATTGGTTGAGCATAAGTCACCAGCATTGGTAATACTGTGAGTTCAGCACTATCAATAATTTGGTCAAGATAGGCATCATTGTAAAGCGAACTGGATACGCCAAGAACTGCTCGTAACTGTGTCGCTGTAATGATTGTTGGCACTATCTACTCCTTTGGTGAGAGCTGGGAACTCGGGAGAACATTCCCAGCCCTCGGCTTAATTAAATTAGGCGATATCTAACTTGCGGAAAGCAGTTGGATAACGATTGACTACGCATACATAGCCATAGATACCAACTTCAACACGACCATTTGATACTAGATTTGCTCGTAGTTGAACTGTGCCTGATTCGTGGAATCTCATCGCATTTGATGGATAAACCAAAGCGACCTTTGCACCACCAGTATTACCTGGGTGGTTAGGGTCAACAACTAGGTCTAGTCCAGCAACAGTTCCATTTGTTGAACCCTGAGTAATCAAACCGCCAGCAGTTGAAGGTAGGGCAGCAGCGAACAATGGTCGTCCGCCACCATCAACAGCACCAAGTAGGTTAGCGAAATCGATATTTACATAACCGCCTGAAGGTGCTACTAATAACTTGCTTGGTGTGCTTCGCATTACGCCATAAGAATCAGCAATACCATCAGCAATTGACTTGTAAATTGTTGAGCCAGTTGAAGCATCAGCACCATCAGCTGCAATTCGGATTGCATAAGCATCGGTCTTTTGTGCGTAAGAAGCAGCAAGTTCACGAAGCAATAAATCTAAGAATGATGGTTCGCTTCTATCAAGAAGTTCAACATTGATAATATTTGCACCAGCAAACTTAACTACAGTGTCCTCTTGGAAAGTAACAGTTGTATCAGTTGAATCAAACTCTACACCTTCAGCAGTTTGGTCAACAGTTGCCTGAACACCTAGCTTTGGAGTGAACACCTTCATTCCTGATGGTGGTAGTGCAGCACGCTCAATTGAATCAATGAATGGTCGTGAAGCATCAATTACGCCAATAATGTCGCGTAGGTAATTTGGTGGAACCATACCTGTATTCTCAGATACGGTTGCGATTTCGATTGCAGCAACTAGGTCGCGAGCATCGCTGTCGCCCTGGATTGCTTTAACCTGTGCTGCGACATATTGTCCAGCAGTAACATTTGTATTCACGCGTGGTGCAGTAAATACAGGAGTAGAAGGCTTAACGCTTGCTTCTACTTTGGCAGCTTCAACCGAAACCTCGGTCTGAAGCTCTGGAGTTTCGGTCATATCTGACCCTTCCTGTTCATCTGTTGTGTCATCTGAAGCGGCTACCTCAGAAACTCGTGCTGAATCTA